GATTTCGGCGTCAATATCGATACCATTCATGTTCTTAAGATCTTGCTCAAGCTCGACAGACCAGCGTGCGCCAAGACGGCGTGTGCCGGCCTCAACTGCTGTTTTCTCGAACTTAACCTCAACCTGAGGAATGTTACCAGTAATCTCGAAAGCGGAAAGTATCTGAGCGACACCTTGGTCTTGTGCTGCGAAATTCCAGACGTCACTAGGACCTCCGGATAATTTCGTAGAAGACGCACCAGTGAACCGGGTATCAAGTAATTGATAACCGAGTTCATCGTCGGGTAGTCCTGCCGCCCCGCCGTACTCATCTGCAGTAGCTTGGGTGCCAGGAGCTTGTCCTGCACCGGTATAGCTATCGCGTTGAGTAGTGCCATCAGTACCGGTACCTAAGTTCTCGGACTGATAAGCATAGCGAAGGGCAAATGCAAGTCCAACAGGACCTGACATAGGCTGGACACCAACAATTTCATTGGTGATAAGCTCAGGGAACGTACGACGTATCATCGGAATAAGCACTTTTGGAAGACGTGCATCACCAGTGGCATACGTATCACCGGAATTAACTGTGTTAGTTCCAGGATTATATATACCTCCGACGGTACTACCATTGCCGAAAGATCCACCGGCGCCATTTATGCCGCCGGCGCTGGATCCTTCCTCAATACACCATTTTTCTTGGTTTTCAAGAAGCATAGCAGTATTCAGGCGGGTATGGTCGTCTTCAATAGGCTTAACACTATCAGAAGTGTAGTCAAGAACAGGTGCCCACTTTTCAAGTAGTACATCTGCTCTATCTCTATCGATAAATGATTGTGGTTTATTCATAATAAACGTTTCCTTTCATTTTTTACCTCATGGGATCTAGTCCCAAGATACTCAGGTGACAAGCACCTCATTGTTCAGGATGAAATTATTTGTGGCGGCGTTGTAACTCCTCCAAGTAAGGGTTAATTGCCTCTTCTTTCTTCTCTAAAATTCTCGGTCTTGGAGCATCAGTTCTGACTTTACGATGCTTTTTAAATGCCTCTTCTTTAAGAACACTAAGTCTATGGGTTTCCTTTTTATCAAAGAGTCTTTCAGTATATTCGTAATTTTCTTCAATAAACTTCGGCGTCTTGTCACAAAGAATCCTTATCATATACTCTTTTTTCTTACCAGTAAGGTGAGCGGTTTTGGATTCTAATATTAAATCTGCTTTTGTAGTAGTATAGGCTTCTTTAAGAAGGCTATTTTCTTTTTTAAGATGATAAAGATCTGTTCTTAAGGTATCAATTTGAGACTTACCATCAACAACAGCTTCTTTAACAGATTCACTCATTAGTGTAGAATCAACAGCAAGAACTTTTCTTAAATTAGCAAGAACTTCTTTAGCAGTTCTGTTTTGTGTTGCTTCTAAAATTGCCTTTGCAGGAATTACTTCATCAACATACTCTTCAATGTAATCAGAAATAGACTCTACTAGTGTTTCTTTAAACCCGCTAGCTTCAGCGGTAAGCTCGTAGTCATATCTCTTAATAACTTTAAGCAATTTAGTAGCATTGTTATGATCAACAGCTTCAACTACTCTATTTAATTTAGATGTATGATCTTTGTCAATTGCAGTAACTAGTTCATGAAGTTTTTCAGCATATAAATCATCTTGTTGAGTAAGAGCTGCTTCTACTTGTAGCTCTACTTTATCTTTAATAGCACTCTCTATAGCACTTACTGATTCTTCAGTTAGTACTTCTGCTGCTTCTTTAGGTAATAGTTGTTTTTTTGCCATGATTAAAAAAGTGGTTTGTCTGTAGCCTTATTGATTTTGTTTGTTATTTTATCCTCAATGAGGCTCTTTAAATATTTATGTGCCCGGGCGTAATTTTTAGTAGAAACCTCTTCTATAAATTTAGAAATTTTTGTTTTATGTCTAGCCATATTATTATTTATTAAATTCCCTTAATAAAGCTAAGAATTCTATTACGTAAAAAGGTATCTACTTCCTTTTTAGGTAATTTTTGTAGTGATTTTTCAAAATTTTCGTAAACTTCCTCATATTTACCATCTCCAACTAGGACCCATTGTTTGGATTCTAAAATTCCATTTACAAAGGCGCTTGGATATGATGGATCTGCTACACAGTCAATAGCAACTAGCTTCATATTCTTAACTGTATTGTGTTTTTTACTTTCTTCTAAAGTACCTAGCGCTCTGGAGGACATGCCTACCTGAACACCATCATTAATAAGAGATCTAACAATTTGTCCACAAGGAGTTGAAAGAACTTTAGATTTACCATAAAAAACGTTGCCATCTTGAGTAAGTTCTGTTACCATGTGGCATGCTCTTTCTAGATCAACATCTGCAGATGTTGGGTGGTTTAATTCCCCCATTGCGCGTCCGGGTTGAATCATCTCCTCATTATACCTTTTTACTTCTCTTTCTAATTCATCTAAAGGATATAATCTGTTGTTCCTATTGACACCCTCAGCCATCATATAAGGGCCTTTTATATAAAGATTAGTTGGTGAGCTTGAATTTACTTCTTCTTCAATGTATTCGAATTGGTCATTTACATCGGGTTTTTCAACAACCAGATTAAGTTTTAAAGCCATATAGTTATTTAGTCACTTTTTATTATAAAGTTCCTTTTCTGTAATAATTATAAAGGTGTATCCACATTTTTTACAATATTCACGTGCAGCAGACCATTTCGCTTGATTAGTTATATATGCTTTTTGCTCATAAATTAAATGTTGCTTTTTTTTATATTTGGTTTTGGGCTTTTTTGTTTGCTTGTATGGTTTAATTTCTACCAGATATTTTTTTATGTCTTGCCCTTCTTTTATAACTACAAAATTATCAACGTAATATCTATGGTGTCTATTGTCTAATGGGTTTTTATATGGTACAACTATATTTTCACTGCCCCATTTTAATACATTAGAGTTATTATCGCAAAATCTAAAAAATTTTAACTCCAGGCCAGATCTGTAAGTAGCTTTTGTACCGATAAATTTATCTTGATTTTGGGGTACAAAAATACCTTGACGCCATTTTTTTCTCATCCTACAAAGAACTGGATAGGATCAGCGTCGCCAAAGCCTGGAGCAGCACCTTCCAGTAATTTAGCTTCTAATTCTTTTTTACGCTCCATACCTTCACTTAACATATCATAATTTAATGACCCTCCACCTAATAAAGCAACTTGGCCAAATTTACCTCTTACTCTACCTATAGTTATCATACATAAAGCTAAGGAATATTCATATATCCATTGCTCCATAATAACATCTCTTATAGCTCTTTCTAAATAACATGATATAACGCCATAGAACCGATCACCGCCGGGTTGTGGATACATTTGCATATATTGCGTCCGTGGATCGAATTTTATGGATCTTTTTGTAGCAAGCAATTTTTCTCTAGTATCTATCCATTCTTTTAATGTGTACCAAGACACTAGATCAAAGCCATAGTTTCCCATAGCATAACTAAAATATGTTTGTTGGGCCAATGTTTGCTCTAACGTAAATAATGTATTAATTCCAGTTGTGGAACCTTCTTCAAAGTCGGTGACGTCAACAACTTTTCGATAGTCCATTACATCATAATCAAATACGTTCTGGAAGAAAACAGCATCTGAAGCTGATCCTTCAATAGTAAAAGTTTGTCTGTGACTTTTTGCAAAATATGCACTTAAAGATTTGCCGAAGTTATGAGCACCAACTCCGTGAATAGCAGCAGATCCTCCAAATGCAGCCGTTGTAGAGCTTAAAGAGGTAATAGACGTAAAAATAGATGCATCAATTACTTCAAATTTTTGTAGATTACTGGTAAAAAGACCAGATAAAGAAGCAGATAATGTTGGTGATGTAGGGTTAGCTATAGCATAGTCAAAAACAGATGAACTTAATGTTGAGGTTGCTACAAAGACACTTGATGGGGAGCTCCCATACCACTCGGGGCCTGGGCCTAGTGGATTTTGACCGGAAACCTTTTTAGCATTACTATCTAAATCAGTATTAGCTAAAGTATACAACAAATCTAATCGTATACCTTTATTTTTCTCATACATTTGAGAATCAAAAATTAAGTACTCTCTAGTATATCCTGCAAATTTTGTAAACCATTCAACAGCAATTTGTATATTTTCTCTCAATTGATCAGTATGAATCTCTAGAGAAACAAGAGGATATCCTAGAGATCTTTTTATTCTATCTCCTAGCCTATCATAGGTTTGAATTTTAGTGTTAAGATTTGTTGAAAGAAATGCAGAAAGCGGTGTTATGGTGCATGCAAGTGCCATAAAATTATTTATTCAGACTAAATAAATATATGGCGGACACACCAACAACTAATTACGGTAGCGCGTATTACAATATAAATCAATGTCTTTCTTTTAACGGAGTCGCGACAACAACACTTTCAGGCTTTTTCTTTACCCCCTGTTCTGAGGTAATTATTTGGAACCAAACTGGTCAAATTGTATATTTATATGATCAAAATCGCTTTGCAGATGAGAATAGACTTGCAATTCCTGCAGCTGCCGCCGCTAACCCCCTTATGCCATATGTAATAAGGGGATTAACAAACGCCGATCAAGTTTCTGCAAAAACTGCATCAGGTAACGGGACAATATATTGGAGATCTCAGTTCTTTAGTTCTAACCCATCTCGTTAAAAGAGATTAGATATGGCGATCCCAACAAGTAATTACGG